TAGTGCTTATAAAAGTATATCAGACGCCACGGCGTTGGTAACTCAGCTTTTCGAAAATCCTTCCGTACACTTAGACGAAAAAATTGTCAAATCCGCAACTTTAAAGTTGCAAAAAATTCAAGATCTTATAAAATCTGTATCGGAAGATTTAGATCATGACGAAACAGATAGTTAAAAGTTTATTTATTGTATTTCTAATTTCAATTTCAGTAGGTAGTATAGCAGTTTTATTCTATCCTTCTATTACTACATTTTTAAAAGTAGCAATAGGAACAACAGGAATTCAAATATTATTCTTTTTTATATATAATAATATTTTAAGATATATCGCACGTTTAAATCTTGAAAAGGAAGCTTTACGGTTATCTCAATTAGCAGAGCAAAATCGAACTTTAGCAGAATGTCAAAGATGTAAAAAAATGAATAATATATATATTAACTTGACTGAAGAAAACGAATTTAAATGCGAAGAATGTAATGCATCTAATAAAGTTCAAATCGATATTAAGACTATTCTGCCAACAAAAATGATTTATGATAAGTAATTCAACAACAGACCCTGTACCAACAAAAGACTATTCACAACTAGCAAGATGGTTATGCTTATTTGAAGCTGTAAATATTATTTCCGATAAAGCGGAAAAAATGGGACATAATAAAGACTGCCTAAAACCAATCCCTATAAACAAATATATTAATGAGAGATATCATTCAGTACTAAAAGATGTAGAATATGAATTTAATAATAGTCTCCATACACGTCATCATTAGTACCATAATCAAAATAAGCGGCTTGTTCTGTATCTAGATCATTAATATAATCAGTTTCTAATGCTGTTAGCGGTCCAACTCCAGACGTATCAGTAACTTGAGTGGATTTAGCTTCAGCAGGTAACCCTGGCAGGAATGTATGATCGTTCCGACGTGCACGAAGTTTAAATACATAATGACCTTGAAGCTGATTAATCTCGCCAACCATTTGGTCCATACGCTCAGTAATTTCAAATATTTTACCGTCCTTCCCTCCGGGTCGGTCGTCACCATATTCAGTTAATTGAAATACATCCCCTGCGTTAGGCATAGCACTTAGCGTGCCACTATAACCAGCGGTATGATAATAAGAAGAAAGAGTTTTTTGATAAGTTTCAATATCTATTACAGCTGCTAATTCATCGTCAGATACTAACCCATATTGAGAGTATGTTATTGCACCGTCTGTTAAATCTACTAACATAGTAAGGGTCTGAGGTAGTTGATATCCTTGATACGGATTTTCACCATACACCTTATCAGTCTTACTTAAATCAAATTTTCGGACATAATAACTAACACTAGTACCATATAATCTTACCTGCTCTTTCCACCATCTTTTATATGTTTGATTACGCTCGTTTGTACCTAACGATTTATTGTTAAGCCGTACAATATCTTCAGCGTCACTATGATAGTTAACTGCTGTTACTGTATCTGTACTCCATGCTGATGCCATTATTTTTTAAGATAATATTGATTGTTCGCTATATACATTGTTATTCCTGTATTACCTAAATTTCTAGATCCTGTCTCTTCAAGATCTGTAATTTTAAATAATTGTTTTATTTCTTGTGCTTCTTGATCATTTAAAAGCCGTACACCAGTTTGTGATGCTTTTAACATTTCTAATTTACGAGGATACTTTGCATCAGTTCGATGACTAGCTGGTAATAAATTTTGATGTAATCTTCCTGATCCTGTACTTCCTCTTAATTTATATAAATTCTTACATCCTAAGGCTTCAAGAAATTTTCGAGTAAATAGCATTTTAATTATTTAATAAAAAAGCCCCCTACATATGTAAGGGGCTCTCAAAGGTATTATGTATTTTTAAATATATATTATATTTTCGCGTTAGCTTTTTGCGAACCTGGTTTACCAGAATTCTTAGCGACACCGACCTTTTTACCTTCACCAGTGTCTTTACCAGTTGTCGGATCATCATCTGTAACTTTCGCGACTCCGGTACCAGACGACTTACCACCTAAGCTATCGCTAGCTGGGTCTGTGGTTTTACCTCCACCGTCTGAAGGATCTACTCCCACTTTTGTACCGTCAGTAGTCGGCTTTCCAGAAGAAGTTTCATCTCCCTCTTCAACGCCTTCGAAACTCTCATCTTCAACCGGCTCGTCATCGCCAAGTCCAAGGTCTTCCTCATCATCAGCAGGAGCTAATTGATCAGCGACAGCTCGAATAGCATCAGCTTGATCTGGAGTTAATGTTACTGTGACGTCTTCGCCACCCTCATCGCCGAGCTCGTCACCGATATCAAGACCAACATCATCACCCGGTATACCGAGTTCAAAATCATCGTCTTCACCCATTACTTGCTCGTAGAGCTTATCAAATATTGATTTATCTTCTGACATAATATTACCTTTGTTAGAATTATTTATACTCTCCTTACTAACTTTCTTCTCTTTCTCGACATCTTTTTCATCTTCCTCTACAGGTTTTTGTAAATCATCTTCTACATTCTCTACAGGTGACTCAACATCCTTGGCATCTACCTCTCCTTTTGGTCGTTGAGTTTTCTTATCAACATCAGAAACAGATTCATCTGGCTGCTTAAAGTCTTTACCAGTCTCAGCTTTTTCACGAACTTTATATTTACTAGATGATAAGCGATTTTCATATTCATCCATTATACTGTTAACTTTACTCGTCTCAACATCCCATGGATCTTCACCGCTATCTCCAGCATCATCACCAGCATCTGGACCCGGGTCATCTTCGCTTGGTTCATCTAGTACTATATGATCTTTAGGATGAACCTCAGTATCACCACCCGGGAATTCAATATTATACCTAACTGGAACATCTTCATCCTTCTTATCGGGATCAACTATACCAACTATTGTACCGACCTTTTTATCAGAGCCAGGGTGTTCCACTTCAACGGTATCACCCTTCTCAGGAGTCCAATCGTCATCTAGAGGATCATCGCTATGCCGAGATGGATCACCAAAATCTTCCTTTTGTGTACCGGTCGCCTTATCTTTGAATTGCTCAGTTACAATTCCTTTCGTCTCTGCACCTTCATCAGCAACTACCTTCGCCGTAGCATTTGCAAAGGCTTCATTAATAGAGTTTAAATCTTTGCTGTTCATGTAAATATTTATAGTGCCGAGGCTAAAAAAAGACGATAAATTTTATTTAGGTAACACAAATTTACCGAACCCTAATATGGAGTATGAGTGGACTCCAGGTATGGTAAAGTCTCTCAAAAAAGCTAGACAGAATATTCTCCACTTTGCAGAAAACTTTTTCCATATTGTTAACCTTGATCGAGGCAGAATGTTAATAGATTTATACCCTTATCAAAAAAGAGTGTTACGTAGTTTAAGAGATCATAGGTTTGTAGCCTGTTTAGCTAGTAGACAGACTGGAAAAACTACTATGATGACAATTTATGCCTTATGGATTGCTTGCTTTGAAGACGATCAACGTATATTAATTGTTGCTAATAAAGAACAAACCGCTATTAGTATTTTTTCAAGAGTTCGGCTCGCATACGAAAATTTGCCAAATTACTTAAAACCGGGTGTTATAGAATACGGTAAAACCTCTATGAAATTAGCAAACGGTAGCAGTATTGGTATTAGTACTACAAGCTCAGATGCCGGTCGAGGTGAATCTGTTAATGTACTAATCTTGGATGAGTTAGCTTTTATTCCAAATAACCTTGTTGAATCTTTTTGGAAGTCAGTATATCCAATTATTTCAGCATCAACAAAATCTAAAATATTTGTGGCATCTACTCCTAATGGTAGTGGTAATTTATTTCATACATTATATACAGAAGCAGAAAAGGGAACGAATAATTGGAAGTCAGAAAAAATATTATGGCATGAAGTTCCCGGTCGAGACGAAAAATGGAAGAACGACACAATTAAATCTATAGGTAGTGAGGAAGCCTTTGCGCAAGAGTTTGACTGTAAGTTTCTTGATACCGGTGATTCATTTATTGATGAAATTTTCTTTGAAAAATTATTAGCAAAAACAACAGAACCAACATATATATTTGACGACGGTTGTTATAGGGTATGGGAGGAGCCTAATAAAGATCATTTATATACTATTGGAGTTGATGTAGCAGAAGGAGTCGGACAAAATTTTAGCGTTATACAAGTTTTAGATATAACCGATTTACAAGATATAAAACAAGTTGCAGAATATGCATCTAATGAAATCAATCCATTTGAATTTACAACTAAAGTCCGAGACATATGTTATCACTGGGGAACCCCTCCTGTATTAATAGAAAGAAATAATTGTGGTAGTCAGGTTGTAGATAATTTATACCACCAATATAATTACAGAAGTATAGTTAATTGGTCACCTAAAGTAGGTCAAGTAAAATATGATAGATTAGGAGTATATGCTCACACTAACACCAAATATAAAGGCATTACTAATATGAGATATTGGGTTAATGATATTAAATGTGTCGATATAAAATCAAAACCCTCTGTAGTCGAAATGAAAAATTTCGTCCGATATCCTAATGGGTCTTGGGCAGCTCAACCTGGGTTTGATTATGATGATAGAGTTATGGCAATGACCTGGGCATTATTAATATTAGAAAATAGCGTTATACAAAAATATTATAATGTCGTAGAAATAGATGACAATCAACGGCCTGCAAAAATAGAACTAGGACCATATATTGATCAAAAGTTTAGTAATTTTTTGCAAGATTACAAAATGCAAAATATAGACGATACGTGGGAACCACCGCCAGTTTACTTCGAAGACATAAATATTTTAGGACAGGAAGGTCCGTCGGATATGGAACAATTAGAATCAGAAGGTTGGGTTAGAGCATGAAGCAAGCACCATTTAATAAAAACAGACAAGATAAATTTATCTTAGTTTTAAATCTACCAGAAGGTATAAAAGAGATTGTAGATAATATAACTAGAAATACAAATAAAATTGATGCTAATAGTTTAGAGATTAGTATTGCTGGAGCGGTAACTCCGACTATAAGTGTTCCAGAAAAAACTATCCCGTACGGAGCACAAAATATAAAAGTCAGTTCTCATGCCCGCCCAGCATATGATCCTTTAAATATAGACTTTAAAATCGATAATGAATTTAAAAATTATTGGGCAATATATAAATGGCTTGATGTTATTAATGACGTTAAAACCGGGACTGTTAATGCAGATGAAATTATAAAATATCCTCACTCAGGGACAGTATTACCTATCTATTCATCTAATTTAACTGTATACGGTTTAGATGAATATGAGAATAGAAAAATACAATGGGATTATATAGGAGCATTTCCGACTCGGTTAGCAGAAATAAAGTGGGATTATACTAATGAAGCTGAAATTGTATCGTCTGCTACTTTTGAATTTACAAGACTGGAATCAAAATTAATTTAATATTAATACTTATCCCCAAAAATAACTCATAGCGACATTAGTTTTATAAGAACAGTCAGGCATTTTTTTAACAATTTTCTTAAATTGCTCTTCTGTAATATTTCCTTGCTTCCACGACTCGCCTTCAATACAACCAATCATTGTATTAGTTCTGTCTTGTATAGATTTAACATACATAGATGCCGCGAACATTTCATCCGGATTACCGGTATCAAACCAAGCATAATTACTATTTAAACTATTATGACCTAATATATTATCTTGTAAATAACTTTTATTTAAATCTGTAATTTCTAATTCCCCTCTCGCTGAAGGCTCTAATGCACGCGCTCGTTTCCCGGCAGTATTATCATAAAAATAAATACCAGTCACTGCATTATTACTAGGTGGTGTTTCCGGTTTCTCTTGTATTGAGATTATTTTTCCTTCTGTATCTATATCTATAACTCCATATTCTCGCGGGTTTGAAACTCTATAACTAACAACACAAGCTTTGTTGCCATTAAGAATAGGTTTTTTTATACCAGTAAAAATATTATCTCCTAAGATTAAGCATACATTATCATTCCCTTGCCATGATTCAGCAATAATTAATGCCTCAGCAATACCTGCAGGGGAGATTTGTACTTTAAAATTAAGATTAAGTCCTAAATATGACCGGGGGGTAGTTGATTGATTAAACAAATACAATAAATGAGGATACGCTTGCGCATTTGTTATAATCATTATATCTTTTATCCCTAATTTTATTAAAGTTGATAGAGGATAATAGATAGTAGGCTTATCATAAATTGGCAAAAGTTGCTTTGAAACAATTTTAGTACTAGGATACACTCTTGACCCTGTACCACCAGCTAGGATAATTCCCTTCATATAATTTATATTATAATACTTATTTCACCAAATCAACTAAAATATGTCATCGGAAAACCATAAATAATTGTAAAGGTTTTACTATGAGCAGAAGAACAATCCAATCACCAGGAGTAGAAATAAGAGAAATTGATTTGACACAACGCGCCGCTGCTGTAGTAGGCACAAGTGTATTTATCGCAGGATTCTCTAATCAAGGACCAACAGACGAAGTTTTTAACGTTGGTACGTTTGCAGAATTCCAAGAAATTTACGGACAACCCACAAATGCCGCCGAGAGATATTTCTATCATTCAGCTCGACAAGTGTTTAATAGTGATGCTAATGTGTTTGTCTCTCGCTTACCTTATGGGTCGTCATCAGGTGTAAGGAAATATTCTGCTCTGGTTTATCCTGTGGTCGGTGCTAAAACGGCGACCATCTCTGGTCTTAGTGGTTTTGGTGGCACTAATAAACCTCTTGAAGGTGCTCTCCAGACAGACACTGACGTTAGTGGTATAACTAAAGATGAAAGCGTCGCGCTTGAATTAACAGTAAAGGACACTAATAATAACTTATCATTTATTTCTGTAAGTACAGTTGGAGGATATGGTGGTGACGGAGCCGGTGCAAATGAATTAAATTATTATTATCTTAGTGCCGGTGCAAATGCAACCATGGATACCTTATCTGCTGATTTAATCGGTAAAACAATAGTTGCAGGCCAGCTTTATTCTGAGCAGGACAACTCAACTGCCACATCAGGCTTCGGTGCTAGCTTAAGTGGTTCGAGTTATTATGTATTTGGAAATCCAACCTTAGTCAATTTAAGTGAGGCACAATTTAATGCTGCAAGAGATGGTAATATAACATGGAGTGATACTGCTAGCAGTACAGGTGCAACATTTGATGGTGATTTATCCGCTGCTGGCGCAGGTCTGATTGTACTCAATACAGGTGCAACTGTAACTAATAATAATTTTGAAGGTTACTATGTTGGTATATCTGATGGCAATCAAAGTAACCCAGCAACTAATTTTACATCAAC